CCAATCTTTCCACAAAATACCTACTATCAACCAACCTGTAATACCTACAAATTGAAAATACATGTTATATGGGTATAGATTCATGGCTGTAGTTATTGCACCTAATATCAATACGATACTTGCAAACCATTTTATGTACCAATCTAGTCCAGTAGATATTTCTTTTTGTACCACTCTTTAAACTCCGGGTCTTTATCAAATTCTTGTAGCAACTCTTGTTGGTCTACATTTCCACTTCTAATACAATCAGCAAGTAATTGCCACTTTTCTTCTTTAGTAAACTTTCTTACTTTTAAAAACTCACTCATAAAAATACCTCTCTCAATATTAATTTTGTTTCTGTTTGATTAAACTTTAAAAACGGTTTAAATTTAGTTATCTTTTTATAGAAGTTTGGCCATACAATTTTATCTGTTATTTTTTCTTGCCAATCTTTTATAAAATTTAAATGATAATCCATAATAATTAATGTTTCTGTACTAATCTTATTTCCAATACAATGTCGTAAAAGTATTGGATGCTGACCATCACGAACAATAACAACATCGGTGGGCATAATACCATCCATATCGCAAGTAGTAAGTATTCTAGAGCAATCTTCTTTGAAGAAATAGCTACTCGAATCGGTTCTCCTTTTGTATTGTAAATATATTTCATGACTTTCTTTTTCTAATAAACTTCCTGACCATGCCTTATTCTTTTTTAGAAAATTTGCAATCATAAAATCATCTATTTCATCTTGATTATATTTTACACTTAGTTTGTGAAACATATACCTATCATTTCTTTTTGTAAATGTTTCTAACTTTGTATGTATCATACCACTATGTTCTGTGTAGTCATACTTGTCTGTTGTAAAATGTAATTTATATGCTAGATACTTTCTATAAACTGCAAAGCCGTCATAGTGTTCATTCATAAAGGTAAAGTTCCACCCTTTTCAACTAAATTTAATCCTTGTGCCTCTATTGTAATTTTTTCTTTTAGACTTTTAGATACATACTTACCAACTTCTGCTGGGTCTATCTTTTGTTGGTCACAATAAAAAAGAATAGCATCCATATATGACATGTCGCCATTTTCTCTTTTTATCTGTTCTATCTTTAGACTGAATTGTTTAGCGTTCATAATATAAAAATCTTGGGGTGTATTTCTGTGTGCCGAGCATACACCAAGCTCCGGCACTTCTTAAAGTGGTAGAGTGCCTAAACTATTTTACCTCTTGTAATTGTGGATTAACTGTATCATAAAAAGTTTGAATTGCTATTTGTAATTCTTCTTCATAATCTTTAGGTTCTTTCACAAAAGACTTCATTGAACCATCTTCTGCAGCCATTAATATGACTATCTGTTCTATTGGTTCATTATAAGTTTCAGCATACATCATTGAGTATGCTGTACATTGTAGAAAATAGTTATCTACCCATGCTTCTATTCTTTCTTTGTTTGCTGTTTTGAAATCAATAACTGATAGTTTTCCGTTGTATTCTGCAACACAATCTACTTGACCTGCAATGGTCAAGTTTTTACTATACATAATTTCTTCTACTAATCTAATGTTATTAATTTGGTCTAGATAGGGTTTCATTAATTTAAATAACCCTAATGGTAGGACATCCCTTATGGATGGTGTTTCGTTCTTCATGTATTGTTCTACTAATGTGTGTAGAGATTTACCTCTATTTGCACATCTTCGCATTTCCCAATTAGCAACATCTTCGCCAATTGATTCACGCCATTTAGTTAGTCCTTCGGACTTTCTCATGCTCAATACTGAAGTAACAGATGGATAATGTGTTCCATCTATTTCGTAAAATCTGTGACCGTTTATCTTCTTACCTTTTGTTTGAGGTAGAATCTTTTTGTCTATGTCTGTATGTATAAATTTCATATCTGTTCTCTATTTATATATTATATTCACTTATTATATACCAACCAACCCTAAATGTCAAGGCTGGTTGGCATACTAATATTTATTAGAATGATATACCTAAACTAAATGTAGCATATGTTGTGTCTACATATTTAGCTGTTCCTGTTGAATCTGAATCGTTTTTACCGACTTCTAATCCAACATCTATATCACTAATTGTTCTATTATAATTGACTTTAGTTACACTTCCTTTTAAGTCTTTACCCCATTCACCATAACTGAATGATAGGTTGTCTGTTAAATTTGCTGTAACTTCTGCCCATGAATAATCTTGTTCTGTTGCTGTTTTATAATTTCCCACAGAATAGTCATATGATATACCACCATAAGAAAGTCCTGTGTTAAATTCTTCATAATCGGAATCAAAATTATCACTATAATAATATCCTGTTACACCGGCATAAGAATCAAAACCTAATATTTTAAATGTTGTTCCTAAATAAACATCCATTTCAATACCTTGGTCTACATCTGCCATCCATATTCCTGCATAGGAACTTTTTGTATCTATATCTGCACCAAAACTTACTGCTGATTCAGATTGAAATACACCTCTATACCAATAGTCTGACATATAACCTATGTTATAACTAACTGGTGAAGCATGTGATGGTAAACTACCTAGTAGTAACAATACCATTAATATTTTTTTCATTTTAACTCCTTGTTATTTTGGATATACTGAAGGTCCTGTTGAAGATGATTTTGTAAATTCTGGATAAGCATCCAGTCCACATTCGGAGATATCAACTCCTAAATCTTCATCTTCTTCAGATACTTTCAATCCAAATGTTATTTTTATGATATACCAAAATAATGCACTTACAATAAAAGTCCATAAGAATATCATAACTATTCCATATAATTGTGCTGATAGTGTTCCAGTAGTAAATACTACTGCAAGTAATCCCCATATACCTGCCGTTCCGTGTGCTGATATAGCACCGACCGGGTCATCTAACTTCAGTCTATCTAAAGTTATAATTGAGTATACTACAATTACTCCACCTACTGCACCAATTAATAATGCAAGTCCTGGTGTTGGCGCTAAAGGTTCTGCTGTTATTGAAACTAGACCTGCAATTGCACCATTAAGTGCCATTGTTAAGTCTGACTTTCCAAACATTACTTTTGATAATATCAATGCACCCATAACACCACCAGCCGCAGCTAAGTTTGTGTTTACAAATATCATTGATACAGCATTTGCTTCAACTACATTCGATACTATTAATTCAGAACCACCATTGAATCCAAACCACCCTAACCATAATATAAAAGTACCTAATGTTGCAAGTGGTAAGTTTGCACCTGGCATAGCAACAACTTTGCCGTCTACATATTTACCTTTACGAGCGCCTAATATTAAAACACCAGCAAGAGCTGCTGTCGCACCACATAAGTGAACAACTCCTGAACCTGCAAAATCTAAAAATCCTGCTTGGTCTAGAAATCCACCACCCCATTTCCAATATCCTTGTACTGGATAAATGAAACTTGTCATCACTACACAAAATAGTAGGAATGGCCATAGTTTCATTCTTTCTGCAACTGCACCTGATATGATTGAACAGGCTGTTGCTACAAATACAACTTGAAAGAAGTGGTCAGCCATACTTGAATAATAAATATCGCCTCCACTATTTAAAACTTCTTCTGTTGTATTGTCTGCACCTAATAGAAATGCTAATTCAGGTATTACACCTGTACCAACACTTGGGTACATAAGATTATATCCTACTACCATGAACATAATGCATGATATAGAATATAGTGCTATATTTTTAGTTAAGATTTCTGTCGTGTTTTTAGCTCTGACAAGACCAGATTCCAACATTGTGAATCCAGCGGCCATCCACATGACAAAAGCACCCATAACTAAAAAGTATAATGTGTCTAGAGAATATGATATCTCTATTATACTATTTTCCATTGTTTACCTCGTTATTGTTTTAGGTGAAAAGCGGTCCACCATTGTTGATTTAAGTCAGCAACCTGACTATGCTTTTCATAATATAGTTTTCAAATCGTTTTACAGCATGTAGCTAAAAATGTTCCTATCATCCATCCTGTTATCATTATTAGACTTATAAATCCAATAAATGCAACTGCAAATCTTAATACATCCCAATAATATTTAATTGTTTCCATTATTTACACCTTTTAGAATTTGGTTTTCTTTTACAACGATAAGTTCCATGACTTGAATTTTTTGTCATCTTAACTACTTTACCACTTCCTGTTTTCTTTACAGGTGGTGCTGATGGGATTGCTGATTTACTCATTAGTATTAACCTCTTGTCAATTTTAAAACTTTTTCAATTTGTGCCTTAATAATAGGTCCTCTATTTGGCCAATAAATATAATCTTCTTCACTTTTTGCAAGATTATATAAGAAAGGTAAAATTACTTTTTCTACCTCTTTAAATCTTTTAACTGTTTCTTCATTAGATATCTCTTTTGTCACCGTATCTTTTTCAGCAACTATCTGCATAATTTCATTCATCATACTTTTAATAGTCTGAACATCTGATTTCACTTTAGACAATTCTATATTTGTTTCTTTGTTCTCGCCTACTACCACTTTTTCTTCTACTGGTTTTTGATTGACTGGTGTAAAACCAAAATCTTGGTCTAAGTCAAAACCTCGCATATAATCTGGTATATCTGACATTACTTGTTCCTCTTTGCTCTCTCTTGGTGTTTTTTAACCACCTGTTTGGTTT